AGGTAAATCGGGGACGTTATACCTAACGAAAAAAACCCTAGGTACATTCGCGACCCAAAATTCAACAAATTAGTTAGTAGTATAAAAGGGTTTCCACAAATGCTAGAGAAACGCCCAATAGTCGTAGATGAAAATATGATAGTTTTAGGCGGTAATATGCGTTTAAATGCTTGCAAAAAAGCTGGGCTTACAGAAGTTTGGATTGATGTAGCAGAGGGGTGGACGCAAGAGCAAAAGAATGAGTTTATAATAAAAGACAATGTAGGCTTTGGAGAGTGGGATTGGGAAATACTAGCCAATGAATGGGATATGAAAGAATTATCCGATTGGGGTATGGATTTACCCGAAGATTTTTTTAATGAGGAGATTTTAGAAGCAGAAGAAGACGATTATACAGAACCGGATAATTTAAAAGTAGATGTTGTTTTAGGCGACTTAATAGAAATTGGCGAACACAGATTGCTTTGCGGAGATAGTACGGATAGCGACCAAGTTGCTAAATTAATGAATGGTAAAAATCCGGATATGGTTTTTACAGACCCACCATACGGAATGAACGCAGTAAGTAAAAGTGGAGTTTTGAGTAAAAATTATAGTTCAGATATATTAGGAGACGACAACACTGACGCTGCAAAAGATTCTTTTAATTTGATTTACAACTTATATAGTAAAGCTATTCATATATGGTGGGGCGCTAATTATTATTCAAGTTGTTTGCCAGATTCAGAATGCTGGATAGTTTGGGATAAAAATAACGGACAAAGCGACCAAACAGATTGCGAACTTGCTTGGTCAAATGCAAGAAGCGTTGTTAGACAATTTACAAAGGCTTCTGAAAAAACTAATAGAGTACACCCTACACAAAAGCCAATTGAATTAATTGAATGGTCAATTAATAAATTTAAAAAAGATTCTAATTTAATATGCGACTTTTTTTTAGGTTCTGGAGCCACAATGGTAGCTTCACACCAATTAAATAAAAAATGCTATGGTATGGAGTTAGACCCTAAATATTGTCAAGTTATTATAGACCGTATGCAAAAACTTGATGCAAATATTAAAATAAAAATAAACGGTAAAGATTATAAAAACAACGACGTTCTTTAATTGCAAAACAAAAATCGAAACTTATAATTTAACAATATGAGTGCGAATTTGACTTTATTGCAATCAGTCAATAAAACCTAGTTTAGTTGTTCTAGGTTTTTTCAATTAATTTTGTAAAATGAATAAACAAAATGTTACACTTAAAAGGGCAATGTTAGAAGCCCTAGAAAAATCTTTAGGCGTTGTTACAACGGCAGCTAATAAAGTCGGTATTACTAGAAAGACGCATTACGATTGGTTGCAAAAAGACCCAGAGTATGCTGAAAATGTTGCGGATATAGAAAATGTATCATTAGACTTTTCAGAAAGCCAATTATATAAACAAATAGGAAAAGGAAATACTTCTGCTACAATATTTCATTTAAAGACAAAAGGAAGGAAAAGAGGTTACATAGAGCGCCAGGAAATTACACACCAAGGCGGTATTCCTATAAGTAAAATGTCTAATGAGGCAATTGAGCAAATAGATAAAATACTAGACAAAGAGTACTAAAATGGGAAAATGGAAGCAGTTAGGGAGGTTATTAAAAATAAATGTATTGATAGTTTACTATTCTTTACAAGATTCATATTCAAAGAAAACACGGGCAATAAATTCGAGGTGGCGCCGTTTCATATCGAATTGGCCCAAACCCTTGAAAAGGTAAGCAAAGGCGAAATAAAGCGCCTTATAATTAATATACCGCCTAGGTATGGTAAGACCGAAATAGCCGTAAAAATGTTTATAGCCTGGTCGCTTGCTAAAAACCCAGCCGCTAAATTTATACACTTATCCTATTCAGATGCCCTGGCGTTAGATAACTCTAGCCAAACTAGGGAATACATTACAGGCGATGCTTACCAGGGTATATGGCCCCTACAACTTAAAAAAGATAGCCAAAGCCAAAAGAAGTGGTACACAACCGCAGGGGGTGGCGTATATGCAACCGCTTCGGGTGGTGCGATTACAGGATTTGGTGCTGGTAGTGGTGGCGCTATTATTATAGATGACCCTTTAAAGCCGGACGATGCCGTTTCAGATGTTAAACGTTCGTTTATAAACAACCGATACAATACAACAATTAGATCCAGGGTAAACGACAGGGACGTCCCTATTATTGTAATTATGCAAAGGTTACACGAGGAAGATTTAAGCGGTTATTTATTAGACGGTGGGAGCGGCGAAGATTGGCACCATTTAAAATTAGCTGCAATAGACAAAAACAATAAACCTTTATGGCCTAGCAAACATACCTTTGACGAATTGGAAGCAATTAGACAAGCAGACCGTTATACGTTTAGCGGTCAGTATATGCAAGAGCCTGCGCCTTTAGAAGGTGGGGAATGGCGTAAAGATTGGTTTAATGTTATTAATAAAGCAGAACTTCCGGCAGATGTGAATTGGGAAATGTTTATTGATGGCGCCTATACAAAAGACACTAGGAACGACCCGACAGGAATACAAATTAGCGGAAAAAGTGGCGACAATCTGTATATACTTAAAAGCATAGATAAGTACCTAGAGATGCCGGAATTAAAGCAGTTTATAGAAAGTTTTGTAAAAAGCTGCGGGGTACAGGTGCAACAAATATTAGTGGAGCCTAAAGCGTCGGGTAAGTCTTTAGTGCAATTACTAAGGCGCGAAACAAATTTTAATGTATCTGAATTAAAAACAGATTTTGTTAAGTTTAGTAAAATAGAACGGGCCAGGGCTTCGTCGCCATTTTTAGAAGGTGGCAGGGTGTACCTTGTTAAAGATAATTGGAACGACGCATATTTGCAGCAGGTTAGCACTTTTCCTAATGCAAAACACGATGAACATATTGACGTAACGAGTTATGCAATAGAGCGTAATTTATTAAAACGCTTTTTTGTTGTCTAAAATTCGTATTTTTACAAAAAATTTTATATATAGATGGCCTCAATCTTAGATAGATTTAAGACGCTTATTACTAAACAAGCGCAAAACACCAACGTAAATTACAATAAAGCCCTTTACAACTGGCTAGGTAATTCAATTATTTGGAATAGCGAAAACGACGATACATATATTCGTGAAGGCTACCAAAGAAACGCAACCGTTTATAGTATTATAAACCTAATAACAAAGGCGGCTTCTACAATACCGTTTCAAGTTTACGAAGTAAGCAATGAGGCTAACGCTAAGCGCTACAAATCAATGACCAGCGGTTATATGGATAGCAACGCAATGCACGCGGCTAACGTACTTAGAAAGCGCGCATTTGTAGAAATAGACAATACACCGTTACATAAATTATTAGAGCGCCCTAACCCAGCGCAATCTTATAACGCCTGGCTTACTGAAATACTTAGTTTCGGTTTGCTTACAGGGAACCGTTACATTTATGGTATAGGGCCTGAAAGTGGGCCAAGCCAAGGTAAATACACCGAGTTGTATATACTACCTTCACAAAACGTTGAAATAGTAAGTGGCGGTATTATGGAGCCGGTGCAAGGTTATAAGTTGCAATACAATGGAACTTTTGAAGCTGCGGCCGAAGATGTTTGCCATATAAGAAACTTTAACCCGGATTATGACGGAACAGGTACGCATTTATACGGACAATCTCCTCTTAGAGCAGGTTTAAGAACCTTAACTACAAATAACGAGGCGGTAACAACTGGAGTTAAATACTTGCAAAACCAAACGGCTAGGGGTATATTAATGAGCGACGAGGGCGATATTAACGAGGTGCAAGCGCAGCAATTAAAAGATAAATTTAGGCAGCAACACCAGGGTAGCAATAATGCAGGGGACGTTATTATTACGCCTTCAAAACTTAGTTGGGTAAACTTTGGATTGCCTGCTTCTGATTTAGCGCTTATTGAGCAGTACAATAGCAGTATAAAAGACCTTTGTAATATTTACAATATACCGGTACAATTATTAAACAATACCGACAGTAGTACTTACAATAATATGAAGGAAGCCAAAAAGGCTTTATACCAAAACGCGGTTATTCCGGAACTTATAAAATTAAGAGACGAATTAAACAGGTGGCTAACACCTAAATATGGCGCCAATCTATATATTGATTTTGATTTTAGCGCAATACCGGAAATGCAAGAGGATATTGACAAGCTAGTAAGTCAATTGGGCCAGGCTTGGTGGGTAACACCTAACGAAAAACGTCAAGCTATGTATTACGGACAGGACGAAAACCCTTTAATGGACGAATATTATATGCCTGCCAACTTAATGCCATTGGAAGTATCTATGCCGGAGTTAGAAAACCCCGCACCTTTAAACCAGGAGTAATATGTTAAAACGCGCCAAAGATAATTGGCAAAATGCTTTTGAAAGCACTTTGGATAAGTCCGAGCGTAAAGCAGTACGCGATTTTACAAACTATTATAAAACCGAAAGCGATAAGGCTATAAATATAGCGTTACAAAAGGGTAGTTTAAGCGAACAGGATTTATTGGGGGTATTTACTAGGGACGGTTTTGCTAAGCGTTACGAGGCTTTATATGAAGGCATTGGATTAACTTTTGCCAATTGGTATGCAAAAAACTTCGATAAGTATTTGACAAAAGGCGTATCGCCTAACCAATTTCAGGAACCCTGGAGGGCAGCATTTAGGAACTTAGGTATAACAATAGGCGCACAACGCGTTACGTTAGTGCAAAACACTGCTAAGAAAACCCTAATAAAAGTATTTAGGAAATTGTCAAACGATCCTATATTTCAAACAGAAGGCGAAGTTGTAAAAGCTAGAATGCTTAAAAAGCAATACAATAGATATAATACATACCAGGCTAAACGATTAGTTAGAACGGAAGCTACCAACGCGGCTAATTATGCTACTATGCAAAGCGCCCAGGATATTTTTCCAGGAGCAGATATGCAAAAGGAATGGATAACGTCAATGGACGGTAGAGGGGGAGAATGGCACGGTGCTGCTAATGGTCAAATAGTAGATTTTAATAAACCGTTTATAGTAAAAGGCGAAAGCATAATGCGACCTGGGGAAGGTAGCGCTGCTAACGTCATTAACTGCCGTTGTAGCGTGGCGCCATTTCCAAAACCTAACGCCAATACAACAGATTTAATAGATAGCATAGGCATAGGTATCGCGTTTGGAGCAGCCGAGGAATTAATAAGCTAAAAATTTAATATCTTTACAAAAATTTTATTAATATGATGTTATATAAGGCGTCGCCTATTGGAGACTTAATTGATGCTGATGATAAAGCCGGAATTGTAAAAGGGTACGGTTCTGTTTTCGGCAATGTAGATTCAGACGGGGACATAATTACCAAAGGGGCTTATACAAAAACAATCAAAGAGAATGGCGACCGCGTTAGGTATTTATACCAGCACAATATGGATTGGCCACTAGGTAAAATGGTTAATCTTTACGAGGACGAAAAAGGCCTTGTATTCGAAGCCGAAATACCAAAAACAAGATTAGGTAAAGACGTAATGCAGCTAATTAAAGCTGGCGTAGTTACCGAAAATAGCGTTGGAATATTGCCAATAAATAAAGGAATGGCTAACGGTTACCGTGAATTAAGAGAAGTTAAACTTTTTGAGATTAGCGCCGTTACATTAGCAGCAAACGACCAGGCCCTTATACTAGACGTAAAAGGAAATGTAGATATTGATAAAATAGCTAATAAATATGACAACCTAGCAAAGCTAATTCGTAAGGGCGATATATCCGACGAACTAGGCTATGCTATTGAAGCTGAACTTTACAAACTAAAATCTTTATTTGTAAATGCCACAGAGACGTCTGTTGAGGACACTTTGCCGGAAACAAAAAACGAAGATGTTAGCGAAGTATTGAAATATTTGTATAACAGTCTTAAAAAATAATTTAAAATGGACGAAAATTTAAAATCGCAGTTAGATAATATTTCTAACGAAATTGATTCAAGAATTGAAAAGGCTTACGGCCAGGCTTTAGAGTCTGCTAACGGAAAAGCTGACGAAATGATTAAAGGCGAGGTTACAAACCTTGTAAACAAGTTCAACGAACTTAACGACAGATTAGATGCTAACCCC